ATTTCTCAATAAAATTTAGTACATCTTTGTCTTCTTTTTGTTCTACATCTGCTTGTTTCTTTGCAGAATCAAATAACATCTTTTGTTGTTCTAATTGTATCTTTTCTTCTTCAATAGATAGCTTAGTCATAACATCTAATTTCTTTAATGCTTCTCTACTTGTTCTATCATCTACAGACTTTTGTGCTTTAAAGTTTGTAGTAATACCTTTATGTTGAGCATCAATCATTTGAGCTTGACGTTTAATATCTAATCCTTGAGCTTCAATAGCTATCTTTGCATTTTCTTTTGCAGCATCTAATTTTAATTTTTCTTTTTCAAGTTCTACTTTTGCTTGCTCTAATGCTACTAGTTGTTGCTCTGGTGACATTTGTTGACCCATAGCTTTATTAGCATTAAGAACATCTTGAGCTGCTGCAGCCATTACAGCTTCTATCTCTGTAGGTTGTTGAGCTTGTTGTGGCATTTGCTCCATCATTAGTTTTGTTGTGCCACTCATTTGTTCTTGATATTTCATTATTGAATGTTCTTGTATATTAGATTCTAAGACTGGTTTTAATCTAGCCATAATAGGATTAGCTCCATTCATTGGGTCTGATAAATATGCCATTTTAACTTGAATGTGTGCATCATGATTTTGACCAGGAAAAGCTGAGATAGGTATACCTTTAGTTGCAGCAGCTATATCAGACACAGGGTCTAATGGTTGTGGTCTAGGTGCTGCTGGTAATATCTCTTCTATGTTAGGCATATTAGCAGCATTTAATATTGTTCTATTTAATGCTTCAAGATTAAACATACCTGGTGGTGATTGTTGTGCCATTTGTAATGCCATATTAGCTAACATCATTCTATGTGCATTACTTGGTATATTAGGGTCACTAACCGGTACGACATCTACAACACCATCAAAGTCTTTTCTAAATATTTCTCTACTTGCATTAGGAACATCATATGGATATTCTCCTGGTAGATAATCATAATCTATCTCTGCAATAATTTTAAATTCATCTCTTTGTGATTTATGTAATCTTTTATGAACACCAGAAAAGAACTTACTAGAAGCTTCTATTAAAGCCATAGTAGTTCCAACAGGTCCATAGGAGGCAGCATCAGAAACAATTTGTTCTGTACTGTCTGCAAACTTCTGACCAGCAGCAGTTACAAATCCAAGCATACTATATAGAACTGAGGAAGGCTCTTTATATGGGAGAGGAACTATAGCCTTTTGCAAATCTATACCAGTCGCTTCGACCTCCTTGAACTCACCAGGAGCAATAGGTTCGTTATCGCCCACCATTCTTACTCCTTTGGCCTTAAATCCTCCAGGTAAATTAGCAAACTGACCTGCATCTACTAAGCTACGCATAGCTGATGTGGCTGTTAATGTAAGATTACCTAAGAAGTGTATAAGACCTAACCCATAGAAACTAAACCCAGGTACAAATTTGTAATGAACAAAATGCATTCTCTTTTCTTTATTTGCATCTTTGGCTCTATAGTTTCTACGAATACTTAGTACCTGACGAGATTTCTCCTCTACTGTAATAATGTAAGGAGCAAACTCACCTTCTTCACATTCAGGGTCAGGAATGTCAAGATGTACGTGTTGTTCTAGTAATACATATTGTGGGTCACTATCTGCTGTTGGTGATATACCCATAATAGTATTTAATTTTTCTGATAAATTTGTTTGTGATGGATTAGAAGGTGTAGGTAAATTTACATCTGCATATATACCAGCTTCAATATCTCTTTGCATATCTACAGGATTACGATAAATAACGTGTGTATATCTATCTGCCTTCTTTAAATTAGAAGCATAATAAGAAACATAGAATTGGTCAATAGGTACAAACTCTGATACTGGTCTTTCTAGTCCGGCATCATAATATACTTTCTTAATCGCAGAACCTATTAATGGTAGATGAAATAACATTCTTTCAAACTCATCAAAGTATTCTGGCATCTGCTCAGTTATTTGATAGTTCATAAAGTTCTGAACTCTATTAGCTTGTTCTTGTTTTTCTACAGATTGATTTCCTAGTATCTGTGCCTTTACTGGACCACCAGCAGGAAATAATTCTTGTGAAGCTTTTGCTTGAAACTTAACAGCAGATTCAATTAATAGTGGATGCACTGCAGTACATGCACCTTCAAAAGGTTCTGTTGTATCTTCTAGTTTTAATCCTAGTAAATCAAATCCCCTTTCAAACATTGAATCCCATTCGCCTCTAGAATCTTTGTCTGCTTGAAAATTATCTATAACAGTATTAGCAATATCATTTAACAAACCTTCTTCCATATCTTCTGCAAGATTAGTATAATATTCTTTTGCTGTTACTTCTTCTTCTATTCCTTCTTCACCAAAATTTACTACAACCCCACCATCATCTGCAACTTCAAAAGATACATTCTCATCTTCTGGTACTGTAGCATTTATATTTACTACATTAGTTGATTCTTCTTTTTGTTCGAATGGATTTTTTTCTACTGCCATTATAGTCCCTCTATATAATTATGTACGTAGCCACCTTTTTCAAATTTAAAATCAGCAGCCTTTCCTATTATTGGTTTTTTTGCTAAAACTAATGGTCCCACCTGTATTACTTCTTCTGCATTTAATACTGGTAAACCTGTAGCTCTATCATAAAAATAACTTGCTCGTTGTGGATTATATCCTACTTGTATATAATCAGATTCTCCTTTTTTAATTTGTTCTAATATTTCTGATGCTTTATTATATGCTTCTTCAACTGGAGTATTTTTAAAAGTTCCTTCCATACCTGCAAAAGGACTTTTACTTTTTCCTTGTGCTACTTTCAGTGCCATCTTAATTGGTCTTTGCATATCAGGTGTATGAAAGTCTACATTTTTTAAAACAGCAGTTTGGCCATATCCAATTACTTTTCCTGGCTCTCCTTTAGCTGCTCCTAACTCATGCATAGTAGGAACCCAAGTATCATAATTATCATAAGAGGGAATATCTAATCTATTAGAAATTCTTTTACCATCTAAACTTTCTAAACTAATATCTTTTCCAATAACTTTATTAGTAGCTTTATTTCCAACTATTGCTTGTATTCTTCTGAATGAAGGCACAGTGGGCATTTCTTCAAACATACTAACAGGATTTAGTTTTTTTACTTCTTCATCCCATTTTGTTTTTGTTACTTTACCCTCCTCTACTTGTTTAGCTAATTCTTTTAACTTATCAGGTTGGGCACGTCTTTGTGTTTTTTCTAATTTATATGCATTTTTAAAATTTGTTGATGTATTAGGTACAAAACCATCTGTTCGACCTAGTTTTTTCGTAGTATCAAAAAGACCTAGCTTTTTCCAAAAAGGTAATGCTTTTTTTTGAATATCTTTTATAGCAAATCCTTTTGCATCATCAGAATAATCTGATAACATATTTACTATATATTCTCCAATACCTTTTCCTCTTTCTTTTTTGTCAATTTCTATATTTACTAAATGTTGTATTTTGCTATCACCATCTGGCTTTTGTCCTAAAACAACTTTACCAACTCTTGTAGGTTTATTATTTTTATCTCTCATTAATATTTGATACATTCTTTTACTTTCAGAACCAAAATCTTTACCAATTTCCATTAGTCCTAAAGTTTCATTATCATTAAAATATAATCTAGACTCACCTTTTCCCATAATTCTTTTTTTACTATAATTAAATTTATTTTTTACTAATTTACTTTCATCTACTTTTGACATACCTACTTTTAAACCTGCTTTAATTATTGCTTTTGGAGCTCTAACTGCTGTTCCTAAAATTGGTACAGCTCCTATTGCTGACATTGCAGTTAATAGTCCTTTAATAGCAGTTTGACCATAATTACCTTCTTCGAATGCTTCTTTTGTTTCTCTAGCATACTTTGGTGTTTCATATGCTGATATAGCTTCACCAGTTCCAGGTGCAACTTCAGCAACAAATCTTTGTGCTGGAGATAATTTTTCATATTGCTCATATAAACTTGTTGCTAAATTATCTAATTCAAATCCAGCTTCTTCATCTGTTATACTTTTTTGTGGCTCAACTACAGCAACTTCAGGCTTTGGAGTCTCTACTATTTCAGGCCTTGGAGTTTCTACAGCTAAAGTTTTATATAATTCATTTTGATTCATTTTTTTCTCTTATATACATTATACCACTAAACTCGCCAATATGCAACCCTTTTTTTACTTTTATTTTCTTCTTCCATATATGGGTCATCTGGATGTGTTAATCTCCAGGATTCTTTCATGTAATGTATGGCCATTGTCATTGCATCAACTTGGTCATCATGAGCCGAGTTTGGAAACTGTAAAATCTCTGTGTACAAATCATCAGACCATTTTTTATTTTTAGGTAGCCACACTCTGCCTGCTTCAATCATTGGTGATGCTGCATACACTCTGGATACTTTATCTTTGTCTGGTATATAATCTTGCACTGGTAATCCAGCTCTACGCATATCTTGTATTAAAGATTGACCAGATGCTTTCTTTTCTATGATACATACATCAGGATTAAATTCATCATAGAGCATTTGTGCTATACGTCTTAGTTCTGGATATTCATATCTACCTCGCATGTTTCCTAATAGAATTATATTTGAAACATAATCTTCATATCCATGTTCGTTCTCTTCAAATCTAGAAAAGATACCCCAGGTTTGTATCACACTATAGTCGGCAGTAGTTCTTGTAGAGAAAGCAGTATCATATGTTTGAATAATAAAATCACATGCTGGTGGTTCATCATACTCCCACCACTGTAACCATTTCTTTTTTATTAGGCCACCTTCATCAGGTGTTGGGTCCTGCATATATAATGCATTCCAGTATCTTGCACCATTAGAAGCTCTGATTTCTTGTTCATCAATCTTTAATGATTCGTCTGTCTTCCATTCAGGAAAGTAACTACCACCTACAGGTAACTGTAATAACTCTGCACTGGCTTCATCTAGCCATGCAGGTATTCTTACTACTTCCCAAGGTAGGATAGTTGAAAATTCTGATTGTTGTTTTAATAACCATCCACATAAATCATCATAATGATATCTTGTATTAATAATTAAGATAGAACCATTAGGCATAATACGTGTTCTTAGTCCTGCAGGGTACCATTCTTTTACATATCGTCTTCCTGCTTCTGAGTATGAGTCTTCTTCAGACATCACATCATCAAGAATAGCTATGTGTGCTCCTCTTCCTGCTATTTGACTCTTGACTCCGGCTGCATAGTAGCTGCCTCCTTTGTTTGTCTTCCATTTTCCTGCTGCTCTAACGTCTGTCCTAAGAGAAACACCTGTAAATACGTCTTGAAAAGACTTAGTTGATACAATATCTCTAACAGACCTACCGAAATCGCTAGAAAGCTGGTCGCTATGACTGACTGTAAGTATTTCATGTGCTGGATTCCTTCCAATATACCAAGCTGGGAACAATTTAGAACAGATAACAGACTTAGAACTACGTGGAGGCAAGAATACCATCAGCCTTTTTATAGTTCCTTCTTCTAATTGTTTTAATTTCTCTGATATTACTTCTATATGTTTACCCATTTGCCAGTCAGAGACTAGTGTAGGGGCAAATAAACGTACAAATGTAAGGAAATCATGCTTAGAGTAGTGCTTTATAGTGTTGTCCCACTTGTTTTTATAATTAATTACCTCTTCCATAATATTATTATACCATACTTTGATAGAAAAGGCAACTAAAATTATGCCTTTATAGGTTTATATATAATATATATAATATATATAATATATATACTTTATAATTCAAGTAGTATATTAAAATAAATATAATAATAATAATAATTATAATATATTTATAATACTATATAAACTATATAGACTCGGCTTTGTCTATAGACCCTCAGATTTTTGTGCATATGTTTCACCTGCATATATATATATAGAAAAATGCAGATTTTTTGCCTGTACCCCTGTAATATTATATTTATAGTTTCTTAAATCTCAAAAAACTATAGTTAGTTTATGGCCGTCTATAAAAATATATAAGTCTATATAGGTTGGTGCAGTTGTTCTGCTTGTTTGTATAATATATAAAAAGCCCTATAATCTAAGTAGTTCCTCTAGAATTATATAGGCCTCATAGTCTAGGCATTCCGTCAATAAAATGACTAAATAATTATATATGTCAATATGAGTGTCAATATTTTGAGCGCTGCGCTTTGCAATATTATTGCATTTAATTATATACTATAGGTTTTTCCTATATATATTATAGGCTATGTTTTTTATTATATATTTTTATATAAAAGTGTGATATTTTTAAGGTATTAAAAATAAATAACAAAAGGAGTTTACCTATGATTAATACATTAGAAAAATTAAAAGAAACAGTAAAAACAAATCAGGACTTTAAACAACAGCTAGAGGATGTTTGGTCTTTAATTACTGAAGCATTGGAAAAGATAGAGGATATTAAATATAATATTGATAATCCAGATAATAAAGATATGGCCGATATATCAGATTTATATGATAATCATATAGAGGATATAAAAGATAATTTAGAAATGGAGCAAGGC